TTGCTAGAATACTCGATAGAACAACTTATGTTATTCAAAGTATTTTTCTCCGATGTATCCACAGATACCTAAGAGAATACTTACAGTTGATATCACTGTAAGAGTGTAGAATAGATCCATTAGAATCTCCTTATGTCATCTATAGCTATTACTATCCAGTATGCTAACACACTGATTGAGAGAAGTATGAAGAGAGTATCAAACGTTGGATGCATCTTCTGTCTCCTCAGTATCTAGATGAAGGTTATGAATACAGAAGTTATAAGCTTCTATAAAGTCCATCTCAGGGAATGTAGCTAGTACATCACCAATAGCTTCTTGAAGTTCTTTAGACATTGTATTGTCTCCTTAGAGTATAGGAATATATAACCCTCTAGTACCTAGAAGGGCTACATATTCGTAAGTTATTGATTTAGATCTGAAGTTCTGATCCAAGGTGAGTTACTGCTTTATGCCAGTATTCATTTTTATCGAGACCTGCATCAATGCATTTGTAATACAACTTGAAGTATGCAGAAGATTTCTCATCAGAAGAGAAGATATCTTCATAGTCTGCTTTAAGCATTTGCTCACGGTTAGCCTCTACAAGTTTCTTGGCATAATCGTAAAGCTTTTGCTTTGGATCATTATCGTGTGTACGCTGGATGTTAGGAACTTCAAAGTCTGACATTCCAATGTGTGTGTACTTGATATCATGAGCTAGTTTCTTTGCTAGTTCATGGAAGGATGTTGCGGTTACAACATAAGTATTATATACAACGTATGCTTTCATCGTAAGTCCTCTTGGTTGATGAATATCCACAGTAAAGAGACATGCTTGCATGGCTCGTAAAGGTTATAGGAAGCTCTGAGAGAGTACTTAGAGAGTATCTTGGGGAGATCCCCTACAGGTTACTTAATCTTCTCCCACAGAACCCCACAATTCCCCCTATCATCTCTGCTATAACCTATTATGTAGCCCTTCTAGGAAGAACTATAGATATCCACAACACAACCCTATAGTTATCCACAGGATTCTAACAGTCATCTTAAAGATATCCTAAGTAAAGAGGGACTCTTGAGTAACTCTTATGGGATCTAAAGGTATCTACAAGAAGGGGGGTATGAGATTATCTTGAGGGTACATATATATATGTTTATATACATACACCCTCAAGATACTCTTATATAAATCCCAAGAGGGTATCTAAATTATCTGAGGACAACAGATGAATAAAAAAGAAATTACAAAACTTATCAAAGAAAAAGAGAAAAGATTAAAACTATCTGAGTATCAAGATGACTTTGCTAAGTTTGCTGAAGAACAGATTAAGATTGTAACTAAAGATGCTACACAGGGGTTTGTTCCTTTTAAGTTAAATCAAGCACAGAGATATATTACAGATAAACTCTCAGAGCAGCTAGAGACTACTGGTAAGGTTAGAGCGATTATCCTTAAGGCTAGACAACAAGGTATTAGTACATACTGTGCTGGTAGAGTATTCTGGAAGACTTACTTTGCTCAACACACAAGATCTGTTGTAATGGCTCATGATAGTGCAACTAGTGATGCTTTGTTTACCATGTCTAAGAATTTGATTCAGAACATGACAGGGGATCTTAAACCTGCTGAGGAAAGATCTAATGCTAAAGAGATCATTATCAAAACCCCAGCGTATCGTGATAAGGAAGCTAAGGGATCGTATAGACTATATACGGCAGGTAGCCCAGAAGCAGGAAGGGGAACTACACCAACCATCGCACACCTTTCAGAGATTGCCTTTTGGCAACATGATGAGAAAATCTTGGCAGGGTTATTCCAAGGTATATCACAAGCTGATGGTACTGAGGTCATTCTTGAAAGTACAGCAAATGGTGCTCAAGGAGAATTCTACAGATTATGGAAAGGTGCGGTTAATGGTGAAAACGAGTATCTCCCCATTTTTCTACCTTGGTTTTGGACAAATGAGTACCGTAGGAAAGCACCTGAAGGTATGGAGCTTACTGATGAAGAAAGTACACTTAAAGAGAAGTTTGATCTTGATGAGGATCAAATCTACTGGAGAAGGTTAAAGATAGCTGAGAGTGGGGAGTTAAAGTTTAAACAAGAATACCCATCAACAGCGGATGAAGCTTTTGTTGTCTCCGGTAGTAATGTCTTTGATGTTGATAAACTCAATAGTCTAATACCACAATCACCTGCATCAATACGTACATGGGATGCTAACTCTAAGATGTTTGATGATGCTAGAGAAGGTAAACTACAAATATGGGATTACCCTAAGTTTGATAAACCTTATGTCTTAGCAGCAGATGTCTCTCTTGGAGTAGGTCAGGATTACAGTACTGCAGTTGTCTTAGATCAAGATTATAAAGTTATTGCTTTATACAGAGATAATAGGATTGATCCGAGTACATACGGAGAACTATTATTTTATTTAGGAAGGTATTACAACAATGCTTTCTTATGTGTAGAGTCTAACTCTATGGGTATTGCTACCTTACAAAAGTTAGAATCTATGAATTATGTCAATATGTATAAACAAACAAAGATTGCTAATGTATCTAATGAGGAAGGTGTTCGATTAGGATTCAGAACTACACAAAGTACTAAACCTGTGATTATAGGAAACCTAAAGAAACTCATTCAAGATGAAGATGTCTACATCCCATCAAACATTATGATACAAGAATTAAAAGATTACATCTCAACAGATACTGGGAAAACAGAGGCAGCCCCAGGAACTCATGATGATACAGTTATGGCGTTAGCTATGGGATGTGAAGTATTAAGAACACACTACGACAAGCTTGTTTTAAACAGAGTGTCTTGGAGAGATAAGACATCTGGATGGGAACAAGATAACACTGCTTGGTTGTAGTACAGTCTTCCGTTGTCCTCAACTAGTCTGGTATAGCTAGTGGAAGAAACTATACCACTTATTCTAGGTCTTATAAGAGTGTCTTGACGTACCAGCCTAAAAATTGTTATGTCTAGACAGGTATGTTATTACATATTCACGCTGCCATATCAAGGCACTCTTATGGGACTTAAAGTTTTATACTTGTCGATAGACATTACATGACAGATAGATTGAAAGGAAGATAGTATGTCACGATTCATTCACCCTACACCTCCTAAAAAGAGTAAACAGGAGAAACCTAGGGAACTACCGAAAGCAGGTAGCTACACCTCTGATAACCTAAGGGGGTCTCAAAAGATTCCAACAAAAGGGGGTTATCAATAAATGGCTAGACATTATGGCTATAAAGAAAAAGTAACAGATGAACAGTTAATCAACTTAGTAGAGTCTGGAGTACAGAACTCTGTTGGTGATTGGTTAAACTCTTCTGATCTTGCTTATGAGCGTATTCGTAGTACATATGAATATGCAGGTGTACCTACAGGACATTTATCACCTCAAGGTGTGTCTAGTATTGTGGACACATCAACTACAGAAACGGTAGAAGCGTATGCTGCTATCTTGTCTGATCTATTTTTAAACAATCAACGACTTGCTCGTTTTGTACCATACAATGATTCTCCTAATGCATTTAAACATGCTAAGGATGCATCCCTTTTAGTAAACTACTGTCTATTCAAACAGAATGATGGTTGGTCTATTCTAGAAGCGTGGATGAAGTGTGCATTGCTGTGGAAGAATGGGGTAATACGTTGGGACTACGTAGAAGACTACACATACATCTTTGAAGAGTATGAGAAGATTACTCAAACAAAACTTGATGAGATTCTCTCTGATGATGATGTAGAGATTGTAGGTGATCTACAATTTGATAATGATGTGTCTCCAGAGGGGGAGACTGAACTTGTCTACCTTGATGTACGTCTACGTAGAAAAATAAACAAATCTAAAGTTAAACTAGAACTCATTCCACCAGAATCTTTTAGAATTTCTAGGGAAGCATCCTCAATAGAAGATGCTGAGTTTGTTGGTCTACAATCTACATACACTCGTTCAGAGATTCGTAAGATGTGGCCTGAAATGTCAGAGACATTATCTGAAGATGATTGGAATGATTTAGGTTCTAATGATTGGAATGGTAATACTCGATACTCAGAAGATGTAGCTGCTCGTAAATTAATTACTGGGCAGGAATACTGGCAGGGGTCTACTAACTTAGACCTGACACCCCTAGAAGCAAATAGGGAAGTAACAGTTACAGAGTGTTGGTTAAAGGTTGATCGTGATGGTGATGGCATTGCTGAACTAAAACGGTTTATCATTGCAGGAACACATATCCTTCTTGAAGAAGATGTTGATATGATTCCTCTTGCATCGTTGTCTCCAATTAACATCCCATTTGAATTCTATGGTTTGTCTATTGCTGACTTTACACGTTCATCTACACTAGCATCTACAGCTATCCTACGTGGATTTGTTGAGAATACATACTTGACTAACTACTCACCAAAACTAGCTGATCCTAACGTAGTGGACTTTAGTGCATTACAGAACATGAAGCCTAAGCAAATCATTCCTACGAATGGTAACCCTGCTGCTGCAGTATCTGCTATGGTCCCTGAAGCAATGAGTACTGGTACAGTCCCTTTGCTTGAACACTTGCAGATGATTAAAGAGCAAGCAACAGGTATGTCTAAAGCTGCTCAAGGGTTAAACGATACACTATATGTATCTGGTAACTCTGAGCAAAAGCTAGCAGCTGTACAGTCTGCATCTCAAAAGCGTATTCAACATATCGCTCGTAGGTTTGCTGAAACAGGGTTTAAACGTCTCTGTCTTGGTGTTTACCATACAATGCGTAAGTGTATGAACCAAAAAGTATCATGCAAGGTTGCTCACTCATTTTCAGACATTAATCCTTCAGAACTACCTTACAACTTAGAGTGTGAAGTGTTTGTTGATATTGGTGAGAACTCTAACCTCAATAAGATTCAAAAGTTAAAGTCTATTGGGCAAGAAGTACTACCAGCATTAAAAGCTCAAGGTATTGAGGTAATGATTAAACCTGAAGCTCCTGCTACTTTAGCAACACAATTAGTTGAGGCAATGGGTTTAGACTCTAATGATTTCTTTGTAGATTATACTACAGATGAGTTTAAGCAAAAAGCTCTTGAAGTTATGCAGAAGCAAAACGAACAAGCTCAACAAGCTAAACAAATGGAGCTAGCTAAGGCACAAGCAGATATCGGTTTACAAGAAGCTAATGTGATGTACACACAAGCACAAGCTCGTAACACTGCAGATGATAATGCTAGACAAATGGCTGTGGCTATTGACAAACATTTCCAAGAATGGGCTGATCTAAATATCAAGTCTGTTAAGGAAGGTGCTCAGTTAGAAGAACATCCATCATTCGATTCTATTTTAGGAATCGTTAAACAAATTATGAGTCAAGGACAATAATGGAAAAATATCGGAAGGCAGGCGAGAAGAGTCTGGGAAATAAAGTTCATCCCGATATGCTAGCAAAGGAAGCATTAGTTAAAGCGGAGTTTTCCTCCAAAGAACGTGATGCTTTCTTTGATGATGCTTATGGTGAACTACTTGTTACATATTTTATGCATTGGTTAAAGACTGATCCTCATGAGACTAAAACAAGAGAGTTTATTTATAACTCTGCATTAGCTCTTGGGGATGTACGTCAGAAACTAGTAGAGTATGAAACATTAGGAAAGAATGTCAAATTTATGGAGGACAGCAATGCGTGATATTAATTACGAACAAGTTCTAGAAAATATCAATCACATGATTAACACTTTAGAATATGATTCTATGCGTAGCCCAGGAAAAGCAAAGATTAATGCTGATACATTGGTCAATATGTATAACCTAAAAGATCGCTATGAATCTAAAGCAGTGGTAGCTCCTACCGCAAAGAAAGCAGTAGTAGAAGCTCCTGCAAAGAAAACAACAGTAAAATCTGTTGACAAGGTTTAATTGAGGAATTAAAGAATGAACACTGAAGCAAACGAATCTCTACCCACGGATGACATTCCTGCAGAAGTTAATGGCCCAACCGAACAAGAACTCTTGGATGCTGTTCTAGCTCAATCGAGCTTTATTGAAGAATCGCTACCCGATGAAGAGATCCCAGAAGTTGGCCCGTCTGAATCAGATGAAGAAGACCCAGAAGAATCTGATGAAGTCGTTAATGAAGATAGTGAAGAAGTTGAGTATGAAGAAGAAGAAACTGAAGATGAGGATGCCTCGGAAGACGCTACCCAAGAAACTACAGTGTACGCTTTGGATGACTTAGACTTGGATGCACAGGTCATCGTCAAGATAGACGGTGAAGAAGTACCTGTCTCCTTTAGTGATCTTATTAAAGGTTACTCTACTGAACAATCTTTATCAGCAAAGGGTCGTGAACTAGGTGAAGCACGTAAAGAACTAGAAGCTGAACGTGAAGCCCAAATAGCTGAGATCAACAAAATTGGTCAAGCTAGTGCTGCTGTCTTATTATCAGATGAGCAGAACTATGCAAAAGAGTACCATGATCTTGAAGCTAAAGTTAAAGAAGCTCGTGATAATGGCGATACCTATGAACTCTCTGAGTTAAAGGATAAGCGTGAACTAGCACAACAGAACTACTGGAATGCTCGTCGTAAACGTGAAGCTATTATTAATCAAATGGAAGAACAACAATCTGCTATTTATGAACAACAGTGGGTTGAGTCTTTAGATTATTTTAACAATACGATTAACAGTTTTATCCCAGATTTTAATGAAGATGTTGCATCTGAAATTAGAACCTTTGCTTTGGAAGAGGGAATTTCTGAAGAAGTTGTGGATACCATTGTAGATCCAGTATTAGTTAAATTTGTCAATGATTATCGAATTCTTAAACAGGGTGTCACAAAGGGAGAGGCTAAACGGAAAGTAGCCCCATCTAAAAAGATCCCAACTAAAAAAGCTAAAAGTCCAACTAAAAAGAAAGCAGATCAAGATGCTATGATTAAAGCAAGAGCTTTTAAACAAGATGCATCCTCAGATGATCAAATGGCTTTCCTAAAACAACTTGCTTCCCGATCTCTCGGTGAATAAGATTCACATTATAAATCTAAATAACAACAATAATTTTCGGAGGCTATAATGGCAATTGTTGCAGGTCGTGGTGTATCCACAGGTCGTGCTCAGGCAGACGTAACTTCAGGTCGTAATAACGCAGACGTATCTCAGCGTGAAGACTTGGCAAACTTCATTACTATGATTACTCGTGAAGAGACTCCTTTTATCTCTTCTATTGGCAAAGCTAAAGCTACAGCTATCTTCCATGAATGGCAGACAGATGAACTAGCTGCTCCCGGAAACTCTCGCCTTGCAGAAGGTACAGATTTCGATTCAGGCAGTGTTACTGTTGGTCCTCACCGTACTCGTCTGGGTAACTACACTCAGATCAACGGTAAGCAGCTCGCAGTATCAGGCACTCGTCGTGCTGTAGATCAGGCAGGTGTTGCTGACGAATATGCGTATCAGCTCAAGAAGCGTGGTACTGAACTTCGTCGTGATGTAGAGTTTGATGTTGTACATGGTTACAACGTTGCTTCTGGATCAGGCACTCGTACTATGGGTGGTTATCAAGCGTTTGTTAACTCAACAGACACTGTTAACTACGTAGGTGAGTTTGAAGCTCCTTCAGCAGCTACTACTGGTGCTGGTGTTGATAACGCAGGTTCTGCAGTTCCTCGTTCATCTATCAATGGTTCAACAACAGCTCCTGATCGTGCTGCTCTTGCACTGTCAGATATCGATGCTGTTATGCAGAAGATCTATGAAGAAGGTGGTAAGGCAACACGTATTATGTTGTCACCAAAACTTCGTCGTGACTTCTCTGACTTGATCCAAGCAGAGTCTAACGTTCGTCGTAACGTTGATGAGTCTGGTAAGCTTCGTCAGTCTGTAGATGTATACATGTCAGACTTTGGTGATCTTATGGTAGTTCCTAACTACATCATGGGTCTATCTAACGATGTAGCATTTACTGGTGACAACAACGTTGCTCACTCAGGTGCTGGTGTAACAGACGTAGCTGACTTTGCTGCATTGATCTATGATCCAATGTGGTTCAACATCGCTACTCTTCGTCCACTCACAGAAGTAGACGTAGGCCAAAAGGGTGACTCTACTGTCGGTATGATGGTTGAAGAGACAACTCTTGAAGTACGTAACCCTAAAGGTTGTGGTGCTATCTACGGTCTTGAGTAAGACTATCTAAAGGGAGGGGGAAATTGGTCCCCCTTTCTTTTTTATTTTAAATTATTTGGGAGTAATAATTTATGTTAGTAATTAAAAGTGATTCTACAGGTGTGATTTACCCTGCAGATAATTGTACTTGGAAACAAGCCGCTTCAACAAGTGGGCATGGTTATACAATTAACACAGCGAATTTTTATGGTACAGGAGCAGCAGTAACTATTGCAAACCCTGTATTAGGCGTTATTGGCAAGTCAGGTCGATTTGTTAAAATTTCAGATTAAGGATAAGTATGGCTAAGTGGAAAGTAGGGGATAAGACGAATCCCGGATCACTACAAGGTACGTTTGAATATGAGGCGGGTTCTGCTACGGGAGAATCTATTTGGACAGTTAAACAAGATGAAAAGCCTTTTATTGAACAAGCTAAACGTGATCGAGAGTTAGGTAACAACTCTAAAGCAGGTTACAAAAAGTTTGCTACAATCCCAGATATTGTAGCCATTGACATCCTTAATAAATATGGTATTGATATTCACGATCCTAATACGATGAGGGATCAAGATAAAATGAATCGTTTTAAACAAATCATTAAAAGTGAGTATACATACCTTCTCTCTTACTAAGAGGCCATAATGAAAACTTATAATGAATTTATTAGTCTAGTTCGTAATTGGTCTAATAGAGATGAAGAAGTAGTTGGTAATAGTATTATTGCTGATTGTTTGACATATGCTGCTGATAAAGCTTATCGCACACTTAGGATACCACCATTAGAGCAAACCGTAGTTTATAGTTCAGATGAACTTATTGCAGCTACATCAGATGCTAATAATGGTGCTGCTAGCATAACAGAGTTATTAATCCCAAGTAATCTAATTGAGTTTATTCAAATACGTGCTATGACAAGTACAGGTGCTACAACTCGTGTTTTTAATGAAAAGGCAGATGTGCGTACCTTCTTTGATCAGTATGCTGAGAAATATAGTAGTATTGGGTATTGGACACGTAAGGGTGATAACATTCTTTTATCCCCCGGATTTCGTGATGCAAGGTTTAGTGCAACAGAAGATCAGGTCGAGCTATTTTACTATAGACGTTTACCTGCTTTGAATGCTCGTTTCGATGTAACAGCAGCTAATGCTAATCTAAGTAATACTTTAGTTGTTCAAGTAACAGAAGCTAATCCTGCACCTACAGATTACAAAACAAATACAGCAGTCGCTACAGCTCAACTAAAGAAAGCAGTTTACACAAACACCGCTGATAGTTCTGTCGTATCAACTGTGTACTATGAAACAACTGTAGAAGATGCGGATATACCATCTGCACCTGCAGGTCAAACAAGAACAATTACAACTTCAACCTACTATGGATCAGAAGTTCCTAACTGGTTACGAGATGAAAATGAGCGTATTCTTTTGAATGGTGCTCTTGCTGAAGTGTTTATTTATTTAAATGAACCTGAAACAGCCTCTATGTATGCGAACTTATTTTCACAAGAAATACAAGAATTGAATAATGAAGAGGCTCAACGTAGGGCTTCTGGTGGTAACATCCAATTTAACTTTAATGGTAATGGTTTGATTTAGGAGATCTAAATGTCAACTCCAGCAAATCCTACAGTTTCATCTTCATCAGGTGGGGCTTTTAGTAGTGCATCCTCAAATGTCACTACTGGTACTTCTGATGATAGTACTAGTGGAGGGCTGTTTGCAGGAGGAGCATCTACAAGTGTAGAGTCAGAAATTCAAGATTCCTTACAAGATGTTAGTGATCTAGTCACCTCTGCACAAACAGCGGCAAGTACTGCGACAACTAAAGCAAGTGAAGCAAACACTAGTGCAATTAGCGCAAACAGTAGTAAGAATGCTGCTAGTGCAAGTGCTGATTTAGCAGACACTAAAGCTACCTTAGCAACAACCGCTGCAGACAATGCAGTTACAGCAGCAGAGGAAGCTTCCGGATATGTAAGTGCTACAGCAACTAATGCGAGTACTGCATCAACAGGTGCGAGTAATGCAAGTGCGAGTGCTACTCTAGCGGCTGGGTATGCTTCTGATGCAAGCACAAGTGAAACCAATGCTGGTATTAGTAGAGATTTAGCATCGGGGTATGCGACAACTGCTTCTACCGCTGCAACCAATGCAAGTAATAGTGAAACTGCTGCCTCTATTAGTGCAAGCAATGCTGCCGCTAGTGCAACATCTGCTTCAAGTAGTGCGTCATCTGCATCTACTAGCGCATCTAATGCATCTACAAGTGCAACAGCCGCACAAACTGCTCAGACAGCTGCAGAAACTGCAAAGACTGGTGCTGAGTCTGCTCAAACTGCTACACAAAATATCTTTGATCAGTTTGGAGATCAATACTTAGGATCTCACGCAAGTGATAGTGCCGCTGCTTCTTATGTAACTGCTGAAGGGTACACTTTAGATTCTGGTGATATTTATTGGAATACAACAAATAGCACATTACGATTTTACAATGGGTCTGCGTGGGTAGCTCCAGAAACTATTGCCACTACAGCAGCGACTAATGCACAAACATCAGAAACAAATGCAGCAAGTAGTGCAACTAGTGCTAGTAATAGTGCTACATCAGCATCTACTTCAGCAACTAATGCGGCTACATCAGAAACAAATGCGGCAACCTCTGAGTCTAATGCAGCAACTAGCGAAAGTAATGCAGCTACATCAGAAACGAATGCAGCTACATCAGAAACAAATGCAGCATCTTCAGCAACTTCTGCTGCTTCATCTGCTACAAGTGCAAATTCTAGTGAGTCAAACGCATTAACTTATAGAAATGAAGCAAGTACATTTTCGACTGCATCTTCTCAAAGTGCAACTGCTGCAGCAACTAGTGAAACTAATGCAGCAACTAGTGCTAGTGATGCGTCATCTAGTGCGAGTAGTGCTAGTACAAGCGCAAGTGATGCTTCAACTTCTGCGACTAATGCGGCTACTAGTGCATCTGATGCTAGTACAAGTGCAAGTAACGCAGCTACAAGTGAAACTAATGCGGGGACTAGCGCAACTAACGCAGCGAATAGTGCGACATCAGCTTCTCAAAGTGCCACTTCATCAGCTACTAGTGCATCTAATGCATTAACTAGTGAAAACTCTGCTCAAACATACGCAAGCAATGCATTAACCTACTCAAATAATGCAGCGTCTAGTGCTAGTAGTGCAGCGACAAGTGAAACGAATGCAAGCACTTCTGCAACGAATGCAGCTACAAGTGAAACGAATGCACAAACATATGCAACAGCTTTTTTAAACTCACCTGCATATAATATCACTACAACTAATATTACAAATTGGAACACAGCATATAGCTGGGGTAATCATGCAACAGCAGGATATGGTACAACAGATGAAGCTTTGGCATTATCTATTGCACTTGGATAATAATTATAAAGGAGTAGGGAATGGCTAATCAAGTATTACCTATTACCCAATTAGACCAGATTGGAGTTATCTTGGATACTCCTGAAGCTGCATTGCCACCTAATGCTTTTTCTGATGTACGTAATGTTAGATTTAAAGATGGTGCTGTTAAAAAAATGGAAGGGGAAGTTAATATCTTTCCTAATCTATTTGATGACAGTAATAACTTAATTGGTGGGTTAGAAGCTAACTTTGATGGTTCTATTCTCAAGTATGTGGTATGGTGGCCTAACCCTAATCTGATTACATTAAACAAGGGATATTATCTGGTAATTGCTGAAGAAACTAGATTACAATCAGATAACTCTATTCCCCCTGTTGGCAATACTAGCCCTACACATCAAAGAGATATTGCGTATATTGTTAATGTTGATGGGTCTAGTAAAGTACAAAAAGGTGTGTTTGAAGATAGCCCTTTGGGATATTGGCAACATACATTTTTTCAAGGTGGTTTTTGCTTAATTATTAATAATGGGTTAGATAAACCTCATTATATTCTTGATGAAAACAACAACACTGATATCAATATTGTACCTAACTTTGCAGAACTTCCCGGATGGGATTCTTATGAAGTAAACCAAATATATTTGCAAGACACATTTGATCCTGATACAGATTCTTTTATTTTTGATTTAGGAAAGAAAGTAAATTTTGCTTTAGAATATATTGAAATAATAGACTACGATGCTCAAAATGATGCGTATACAACATTTACAGCAGCTGGTGTAGATAGTGATGGTGATGCAGCTAATAGTGCAGACTATGATGCTCCTTTATTTAGCACATTTACAGGTGATTCCACAGTAGGTTTTGGAACTAACGATCAATATCAAATTTACTATGATGATACCACAAACAGTCACATTGTATTCTTACCTTCTAATTTAGATCATGGTTCTCACACAGATAAACTAACTGTTAGTATTCGTTCTCGTGATGAAGCAATTGTACGTTGTGGTGTGATTAGAGCCTTTGGTGATTTCTTAGTTGCTGGTAACCTTGTAGAAAGAACACTAGCTGATTTAGATAGCCCTATTATTCGTAACCTTAATGGTGTTGTAAGAACATCTGATGCTGCAGCTCCGGGGGCTGTGCCTAATAACTGGAATCCTTTTGCAGCAGGAGTATCTACAGCAGATGAATTTGTTGTAGCAGATACTGGTGTTGTTCAGGATATGGTAGAAATGCAAGGTAACTTGTACATCTATGCTAACAACAGTATTAGTGTCATGAGGCTTACTGGTAACGCATCTGTGCCTTTATCCGTTACACCGTTAACAGATAACTATGGTTGCCAAACAACTAACGCAGTACTAGAGTACGAAGGTAAACACTTTGTTGTAGGATCTCAAGATATCTACATCTTTGGTGGACACCCAGGATCTATACAATCCATTAGTGATAATCGTGTACGTAGATTCTTTTTCCAAAACTTAAACCCTCTTAACGCAAACCGTATGTTTGTTATTAAGTATTCTCAACGAGATGAATTCTGGATTTGTTATCCTACACTAGAATCAACTTCAGGTGATTGTGATAGGGCATTAATATGGAACTATCGTAACAATGTATGGACTCGTAGAGATCTTAGGGGTGTTATATCGGGAAATATCGGACCGATCCCCGGAGGAGGATTACCATCCACTAGTGTTACTATCAGTGGTAATTCTGGTAGCAATGGTGTTATTAATGTTGGTGCATACGAAGTAAGAACTATTGGTGTAGATAATACTATTACATATAATGGTAACAAGTCATTCTATACTGGTGGAGATACAGACCTAATTTATGGTACAGGGCGTAATGGAGATAGCACAAGAGTGCTCACAAATGGTGTTAGAGATTTCTATGAAGACACAATCTACCCTACATTACAACTAACTGGACCAGAAGGGATTAATGAAACATTTGCATTAACAAATCCAAATAGTAATCAGTATGATAATGCTACAGGTGATGATGTTATATCTCAAATTGAAGCTAAGATTGAAGCAGTTAATGGTTGGTCATTAAGCACATTACCTGCAGGTTATTCTCAATTAACAGGAACTAATCGTTTAGTTAGTACTGTTGATGGTATAGATATATTAGGTTTACGTAAAGTAGCAGACACTATCCCATTTACAGTTACAGTTACTAATGAAGGTAATACTTTTAGTGGTGATGGCTTTGCTGTAGATTTCCAAGATAGTGTTAACACAGCAAGTGTACACGGCATAGTAAAATCAGACAGTAATGATTATCGTGGGGAGTATACTTTAAGATCTACACCAACATATCTTGCAGTACAAGTACGTGCGGAAGATCAACCCGGAGGCTCTGAGCTTATTATTGTACAAGCTGGGGATACTGGGGATTACAACTTTGAAGATCATACTGGTACAACTAACGGTACAACATTAGCAAATGAAGCGACTGCTGAAAAGTGGATTGATGAATTAACTTTAGCATCCTCTAAGCTACGTGTAACAGATCGTGGTAGTAATGGTGAATTCTTAATTCAACCTGCTAGCTTCTCTGATCTTGCAGATTTTGTTATTGGTGTTCGTGTTAATGATACTCAAGAAAATGCAGATTGGATTTGGGATAGATAT